ATAAATCTTGCTGTGAAACTGTAAACATTTAATTTTCCTCTTAGTTATGCTACTTCTTTGCAACTGCATCCAAATCCATCAACTGCTGGACAATCGGCTTTATGCCTTAATTCTTTTACTTCATCAATCCAATTCTCTATTACATCCCAATTTATTCCTACTTCGCAATTATGGTATTTATCCATAAGTCTCAATACTTCCCTAGCCTCATCGTCATTTATCTCATCAGCCTCATCACTATCAATTCCTTCTAAGATATTGGCTTGTGTATGAATATCTAATATATGCCACCAGCTTGCTAGCCAATCAGGATCAAAATGTCTTTTAACGGCATAAATAGCCTCATCAACCTTTCCATTAGGTATATCTACCTCAATCATTACTTTAGGCATGACTAATTACCCCCGTATCTGTTATGGAATCAATCTTCCAATCATAATCACTCTCTTGTTTAAAATGCCCGCCATCTAAATTATCTACAATGTTCTCGGCATCTTCCTCATCTGTTGCCTCAATCATGGTATGTAAATAAGTAATATAGCTAGCGTAAACCTTAAACATCTTTAAGGGCAATACTTCAGAAACCCTAAACTCCAGCCGGTTATCGTCATGCTCGCAATCATCTTCCTCGATAACGATTTTACTACCCCAATTCTCAATGATTGTGCCGGTAATGTCTTGGTCTATAACTTTTACTCTTTCCCCAATGTTCATTCGTCCTCCTCTTGTTCATTATCGTTAGTTAATCTCTCAATAAGCACAATACTAGAATCAACAACAGAAGCCCGATTCATTTTGATCTCATATCCAGCGTTAATGCTAATTTTTTTGTATGCCTCTGCCTCTGAATTAGCCTCTACTGTGTAATAAATGTGCATTACATCCAATATTTCGTATCTCATGATTCCTCCCATGTGCGTGTGTTGTATTCATCAACGATTTCTCTTAAAGTCTGCTTGTCATAACCAATACCATACAAAAGAATGTTGTATAGGTATTCAGCGTCACCCTCCTCTAACCCTTGTTTAATTGTGGTTATGTCATCCGCTATTAGTTTTTCTACCATGCTATGTCTATCCATTATCTGTCTCCTCATAATCAAATTCAAAAATTTCAGGATTTTCTTTATCTAATTCAACAATAGTAAAATCTTCGCCATCGTTAAATACATCACCAGCCTTCATTTTTGCAAAATCTTCCGGCGAAAAGTAATAGTAAATTTTTTCATCTAAACCATAGTGTTCGTCCCACCAATCTTCCGGTGCATTTTCTTCAACTCCCAATAAAACATCAACATCATTTCCCAGCCAATCACAAGTAATGACTGCTCTGTATGCTTTAATAGTAAATTTAGGCATTTTTATTCCTTATATTCAAGCGGGCTAAATGAATCATCAATACCGACATCAGCTATACACCATTCATAATCAGGGCTAAATTGTCCATTCGCTAAATCAATAGCATCTTGCTCATTTTCAGCCTCAACAATCTCGGTGCAATAACTTGCAAAAACTACTCTATATGTTGTCATTTCATACTCCTAAATCTTCAATAACAATTTCAAATTGTTCCTCTAAATCCTCAATTTCTTCTTTGGTCAAGTTTTCATAACATGGCGTAAGGTCATAATCCCACCCACCAGCCTGCTCGTCATCTAAGTTATACCAATAGGTAACTTCAACATTCGTGCCACTTACATCAACTGTATATATAGCGTTTACAGTTTTTGATACCAATACAGGATCTTTAATTTTAAGCATTTTGAATCTCCTCTTTAAAGTAAATTTGTTTAGTATCAGGCGTCCATGATTTATCAGCCCATACTTTCCCGTTGTAAGACATATAACCCACTATTTCACCATCTACATATACTGCTGGGTTCATCCAATTTCCCCCGCCAATATCATTTTCATACTGCCAATCTCTAACCATCTCGACCAATAAAGTAAAGCTGTTAGTGTTAATTTGAATAACTTTCACCCCATAAGGCGGTCTATCAGGATCTTGCCCGTAATCAGGGTTTCCGCAAACTTCTGTTTTAATCATAAATTTAGACATACCTTTTGCCCTCCTCTGTAAACTCATAATCGTTAATCGTAATGTTTTCATCTACTGACTCATCTGAATACTGATATTCCCAATCCTTTTTAACTGAATCAATAGCACTATCAATAGCACTATTAAAAGCCTTTAATGGATCTCCGGAATCTTTCCATACCTCGTAAAACTCCCGCCATAGATCAAAATCTAAGTAATAGCCTTGTTGCATCTTATCGGGATCATGATCTTTTAATTTCAATCCCCTGAAATGTTGTCCCTCTGCGGTAGTAGTCATCCATGAATAGCAGAATGCTCCCACCTCATAATTCTTAATTCCTACATTAAAATGCTTACAGAATTTTTTAATAGAATCAATAGCGTCATCCCACCAAAAATATTCCATGCCATCCCTATACCAATCCCGTGCGGTTTCTTTAGCACTATCGCTTAATTCATCAAATAGAAATACTTTTTCTTCTATTATTCGCATGATCTTCTCCTTACCAATTAGCTAGTTTTTGGTATGCCCGCTTATAGCCAGCATAGTTTTTAAATCCACCCTTAAGATCACAATGGATTAGAAATTCATGGCTCATAAAAAACCCTTGCGCTAGCTCTCTGCCGGATTTCCCTAGATCGTCATATTCTTCGCCGTTGTAATACTGCTGGATAACAAATTTCAAAGCGTCCCATTCTTTGCCCGAAAATCCTACGCCGTCCGGATCTAGTAGATCCTTATCGTTTACTCTGCCATACCCGTCATACTCTCCGGTCACTTTAGAACCATCAGGATATAACACTACAATTTGGGAAAATTTGCTAAATGATCCCTTATGTGATGCCACCACCGGTATGTGCGTTTTAGCACAAGTTTTACTAAAAAAGCCCATAATTTTCTCCTCTGTTAGAAAATAGCCTCATACTACATACAATAATTTAGCCTCATACTACAAACTAAAATATAGGGATAAACCCTATACCAAAACCCGCTATAAAAACGGGTTTCAGTATTCGGTCTAAGCGTCCGGATGTTTTGAATTGAATAAATCCCGTCCTAAGTTGATAAGCTGGTGCGCTTGATTTTCAGTCAATCCCCTATGCTCGCCAAATACTGACGGGCTAAGGTAATTATTCCAAAAATCCAAATATTCACTAATCAATAGCTCTCTAATATCCATTTTTTAATCCATCCATCCATCGTAATATTCGACAAAAATGCCCTTATCCTCTAGGTATTTGATCGCCGGCTCTTTTGATCGCTGGGCGGATATATTGCCCTGCACCCAATCGCACCGGCTCACGGCTATTTTTTCCGGTTTGCGCTTGCCCTTGCCGACATACCAAATTTGTAAAGCCTTGCCACCCGTGCAAGTGCCGTAATCGTCCCCGCCCTGTTCCCGCCATTCCTGATACCATAAATTTTGAGCGATTGCGCCGTGATGTTTTAAGCTCTCAAGCTCGGTCGGCGTGTATGCCTCAATTGTGCCGTTATAAGTTTTGCAAGTTTTCATAATTAAACCTTTTTAATGATAATTTTATAAATGGGCTGACCGGCTATTTTTGCCAAATAAATAACCCCGTTTTCTTCGTCAATATCTGAAGCGGGGAATTCTTCGCAAAAATTCGTGCCTATGTTTTGCTGATTTTCAAATAAATAATCGTAAACATCCGCCATTAAAAAATTCATAATTCCCCCAATTTTTGTTTAATTACTGTAAATGCGTGGTTATAAATTAGATCCATATACGGTTCTATGGTTTGCGCCTCTATATCGTCCAAAAATGCCCGCATTTGCTCCGGTGATGTCATGCCCTCTATTTTTGTATCAATAATGGCGTATGCCCTGTTTAATGCGTTTATATGCTCGTTTATCATCATTTCCCCCTATTAAAAAATATATTTTTCAGGGACTCCAGCGTCCCGCTTGTAATCATTCCACAATTTATTAGCCCTAAAATTGGCAATTTTCCAAACCTTTAGCCAATCGCTAATTTTTTGATCGTGGCAAAAATCTCTAATTGCCTCTTTTTCATTCCCGCAAAAATCCCGTGTATTGATAATGAGATCAACGGCATTACTTATTGTGCTTTCTGATATATACATAATTCCCCCTAAAATTGTGCAAATACTAGGTTATCGTCTCGAGTGATCCCGCAATAAAGCGTATTATCTGATACATAATCGGTCACTTTTTCCCGTGCCTCTACTTCATCTAGTCCCTCTATGTCGATATCATAATTAGAGGCAATATCTAAGTAATAACATTCTTCAAACTCGCAACATAAGGCAATTACATCTAATTCAGTTTCTTGCCCTGTGCTTTGATCTAATTCTTCAAAACAATTAAAAAGCACTTCTAAACCCTCATATGAGAATTGTTTTTCCCGCCCACAATCCGAAAATGCCCGTCTAAAATCGTATAAATTGATAGTTTGTTTCATGATTTCCCCTATTTAGTAAGTGCTGAAAATAAAACCCATAAAGCATAAAACCCGCAAATAATTACCCCAAAATTGAAAAAAAACTCAATATAAGGGGTTATTGCTTGCCATATATAATCTAATCGGCTCATTTTTTTACCTCGGTTTGTGTGATGTGAAAAACTGTCGCAGATGTCGGGCGCATAATTTCCGCTCCGGTTTTATCGGTCGTTTTAATCCAGCTTACGACCTTAACGCCCTTTTGACCTTTTAAAACTTGCCGTCCTATTGCTTGCCATGCGCCGTAAGTTAAAACATTCTCACGGGGGATAATTGCGCTTGAGGGAATGCCCTTAGCTATAAAGCCGGTAATTATGGCGTGATAATTGAGTGCGCTGTTGCCTGATCTTGCCCTCATTAGTGCGTCTTGCTGGTGTTCAGTTTTCATAATGTCTAATCCTCTTTAGTGTTTGACAAATAACCCCGTGCGGGGTTTTCACGCATTTAGCGATCATCAGTTTGCCTATAAATCAATCACTAGGGATTTAAAACTAATCCCGCTAATGAATTTCTCTAAACTAATGGAATAGTCGGTTATTATCTCGATCCCGTCATTAAAGTAATTTAGGGCTATAAAGCTGACAGTCTCATTACCCTCTAGCACTAAATCTACGCAATCATAAGAAAATGCGCTATTCAGGATTTCCGCTAAATTATCGGTCGGTGAAATGTCCGCCTCTCCATCAGCGCAAACACCCACTAAAAAACCCTTATTTAATGCGGTTGTAATAATTCTCTCTGTAATTGCTTTTTCTATTGTGGATAGCATGATTAAGCCTCTACAAGTGAACGGGCAAACGAGAGATACTCTAAGCAAGCGGATTGAGCATTCTCTAAGGTGCTAGCGGATTGATAGCGGATACCCTCGGAATGGTTTAGCCTGATTTGATAATCGTTTGAGTATTGATTAAAGGTCACTATTACGCTGGTGTTAGCGTCCAGATCCCTCTTAAAAAGTAATGTTGCATTTTTCATCTTCTAGCCCTTTATCTATATGGTTCGATTGATTTACTACCCTTTGATTAGATCACGGCTCAATAGTCAAAAAATTGACCTAGGTCAAGAAAACCAAAAATAAATTAAATATTTTTTACCCGTGCCGGAATGCTAAAAGCCCGCAATTGTTTGCCCTTTGGGGATAGTGTGGATCATTCCTATATAGGGGAATATAGATAAGCTGATACTGTGGATTTATACAGTATGTGATACTATTCGGGTATGCACTTATCGCCATTTTCACTTTCCGGTTTTGTTCCCGTCCTGATCCCATTATGAGATTGCAGAAGCTCACCAAAAAACAAGTTGCAGAGGCGTTAGACCAAACACCTATGCACCAGCTATTACAAGTTGATAAAACTAAGCTCACCAATAAGCAGATTAAGTTTTGCGAGCATTTAGCACTAGGGGACACTAAGGCGGGAGCATACAGAAAAGCATATAACAGCAAGGGCAAGGCATCCACAATGGCAAACAACGGGCATAAGCTGGCAAGTCGTGGCGATATCCAAACAATAACCGAAGCCATAAAGCAGGGGATTGAGTTTCAAAAACTGTATACCGCAGGACAAATAAGGGCATTAGTCGTTCAACGGCTTACGCAAGAGGCTATATCTGAAGACTCTAACCCTTCGGTGCGTGTGAATGCTCTTAAAGCGCTGGGGACTATTGCGGGAGTTGATGCGTTCATGCACCGGTCAGAGACTAAGGTCATTAAAGATAGTGATAAGGCGAGATCAGAGCTAATGGATCTATTGAAACAATCCATAAACGATAACCAGCGCACTATTACGGCGGATGATACGGATGTTCTAGCTCTAATGGCGGAGATCGCACCCACCCCGTCAGACATTCCCGCCGGCGATATCAGCGACCCCCACCACCACGAACAGGATTCAGGAGTCCCATGCTCTAGTTTACATAGTAATCCACTCAAGCAATCACCCTCTAAAACTAATCCTGAAGTAACTCAAAATAATCTTGAGGCAAATCAATGAGTTATGACTTGAACTTGTGCAAGTCAGCTTTTGAGGGGGTAGGGGGTATCATTTTTTTGACAGAAATGAACAGTTTGTTACAGGTAACACCCCCCGTCAGTCTTTCTAATTCAATGGGGTAGGGGGGTATATGTTTAATAAAAAAGAAAGGTTTGTTGTAGATACCTATAAGTGGTACTACAGCTGGAATTTGTTTTGGTGGAAGATAGAAGGCTGCGAGTTGCTCAATGGATTCAATGTGTACCGACCGAGCGATCCTGTCAGCGCTGGCTTTGCTATTAAGTTTGGTAATTGGAAAACCCGTATTCGTTATTCTAAAAGAACTAAGAGATGGCATTGGGGGTATACATGGTAAGAACAATTAAACAAGTCGAGAAGGAAATGGATATAGTCTTAGCTACCCTAGAGAAGCTTCAGAATGCGATGACGATATTGATGTTTGAAAGAGAGAACCTAATAGCTATACAGAAGGGGCTAGAGGTGAGTGCAGAGATACAGACTGAACAACTGATAGAGAAGGTAAAACAATGAAGAATTGGGTATTGGGTGAACAGGCAGCGTCCCATAAGCCGGATAGTGCTGAGATATTGAATATGATCTCTCTTATGGATTCTGAGACTATACGTCTATTAGTGACCCAGATATGGTTGCTGTACGATGAAGCCGTGTTAAAAGAGACGGGCCATTTGTACAACCTTGGTGAAGGCGACCCACATTGGGATGGGCATCTATGAGCGTTGAAGAGTTTTGGATATCCTTTGCTGGGATAGTCATCCTATATACCGTGATCTTTTACATACTGTGACAGAAAAACAACAGTACATTTATGAGGTAATCGACTCGTGGTGGAGGAGGTTTGGCTTCGCCCCTTCAATTCAAAATATCATGGATATTACTGGAGATAAATCTAAAGGTAATATTCATCGGATTATTAATAAATTAGTGGAATTAGGACATTGTAAGAAACTGCCTAATTCAGCCCGTTCTGTTAGACCGTCTTATATAAGAGTTAGAAGTACTAAATGAATTTAACAGAGATAATCTCCCAAATGCCGGTTACAGAGCAAGAAGCTTTTTATGAGGCGGCGGAGATTTATTTAAACTCAGTAAAGCGGGAAAATGCCCAAAAAGACTTTATGTCTTTTGTCCATGAAATGTGGCCCGGATTTATTAATGGAGCCCACCATAAAGTAATGGCTAAGAAGTTTGAAGATATTGCCAATGGCAAGTTAAAGCGATTAATTATTAATATGCCACCCCGTCATACTAAATCAGAGTTTGGCTCTTATATGCTACCGGCATGGTTCTTAGGAAGAGATCCAGCCAAGAAGATTATTCAGTGTTCTAATACAGCTGAACTGGCAGTTGGCTTTGGACGTAAAGTCCGTAACTTAGTAGGATCGGAGCAATATGCAAGAATCTTCCCTAATGTTAATCTTAGGTCTGACTCTAAGGCTGCTGGTCGTTGGAGCACAAATGCTAATGGTGAGTACTTTGCTATTGGTGTTGGGGGTACTGTCACTGGTAAAGGTGCGGATCTGCTCATTATTGACGACCCTCATTCGGAGCAAGAAGCAGCCATAGCGTCCACTAACCCAGAAGTCTACGACAAGGTGTATGAGTGGTACTCCTCTGGTCCTCGCCAGCGTTTGCAGCCGGGCGGAGCGATTATCGTCATTATGACCCGTTGGAGTAAGAAAGACTTAACGGGCAGGATCTTAAAATCAGCGATTGAAAAGGACGGAGACGAATGGGAAACTATTGACTTTCCTGCCATCCTTCCATCTGGGAAAGCGCTTTGGCCTCAGTTTTGGGATATCAAGGAACTGGAAGTTCTTCGTGAAGAACTGCCTGTTGCCAAGTGGAATGCGCAGTATCAGCAGCAACCTACAAGTGAAGAGGGTGCGCTAGTTAAGCGGGAGTGGTGGAAAGTTTGGGACAATGACAACCCGCCACAATGCCAATTTGTCATCCAATCTTGGGATACGGCGTTTACTAAGAATGAGCGTTCAGACTACTCAGCCTGTACGACATGGGGAGTTTTCTATCTAAATGAAGATGAGATGCAACCTAACGTCATTCTCTTAGACGCCTATAAAGCCCGCCTTGAGTTTCCAGAATTAAAAGAAAAAGCCTTCAATATGTATAAAGAGTGGACGCCAGATGCGTTCATCGTTGAGGCAAAAGCGTCCGGACTACCACTGATTGGAGAGTTGCGCAGAATGGGGATTCCTGTATCAGAGTTCACACCAACCCGAGGAAATGATAAGATTGCGAGATTGAACTCAATAACAGATTTGTTTGCGTCCGGCAAGGTATGGGCGCCACCAAGAAGATGGGCGGACGAAGTTATAGAAGAACTGGCATCTTTCCCTAACTCGGATCACGATGACTTAGTGGATAGCTCCACTCAAGCATTAA